TGTCCGGGCCTGGGGGTAGAAGCGCGCCGGGTGGGACGGGGGCGTACTCGGGGGCGTCGAACTGCTTCGGCGGCAGCCCGTACACCGACCGGACGAACTCCTCGAGGTCCCGGTCCGTGCGCAGCACCCCGGAGTCAACCAGGACCCGGATCGCGTCGGCGGTCAGCTGGCGGTTGTTCCCGATGTCGTCGCACACCACCCGCGGGGCCGGTTCGTCCTCACCCCAGTTCAGATCGACGAGGTCCTCCACGACGTGGTGCGTCGCGACGTCGGCGACGGTGTCGGCGACCGTCTGCAGCGACATGGTGAAGAAGTCCGCGAACGTCGTGCCCAGCGCCCACGACCCCGTCTGAGTGCCCAGGTTCAGGAAGTGCGCAAGGACCGCGCGGGCGATCTGCTCGTCGTGGTAGCGCACCGCGGCGGTGGCGTCGGGGATCTGCCCCTCCACACCCCGCAGGGTGAGCTTCGCCCCGTTCGGGATCGCAGCCCCGGACGTGTCACCCGCCCGGTACGACTGGGCGATCGCCAGACCCTTCGACAGGTCCTCCTGCGCTGAGGCGCCCTCGTACACCGGGACACCGAGACCGTTGCGCTCGATCGACTGGGCCTGCACCCGCAACAACCGGTCCTTGATCAGCCAATTTTTCCAGCAACTGCGCAGCAGGGACCGACCCAGCCACCCACCGTTCTCCTGCTCGTGGATGTACGCGACGAGCCGGTCGACGGGGATCTCGATCGGGTCCTTCATCGCCGCCGGTGCCCGCTGCTTGATCGAGACCAGGCCGCCGTCGTCGGCGACGTCGATCGCGTGAATCGTCGTCGACGGCCGCTGCGCGAGCTTCCGCAGCCGGGCCCGGCCGGCGTCGTCGATCACGTACACCTGCTCGAAGTACGCGTGCCCGAACGGCAGCATGAGCAGCGACAACCGCAGGTGCTCCGCCCAGGAGAACCGGCCCCGTCCCCGTCGCGCCGCCGGCAGCGGCTCAGCCGGTGCCCCCGCGATCGGCAGGTCGAGGTTCTCCGCGCAGAACGCCACGACCTCGTCCCGGGCCCCGTTCGGGTCCAACCGCCAGGTCGTGCGGCGCACCGGCAAGGTGACCGCCCGCAGCACCGACCCGACCTGGGCGTCCTGGGTCCGCATGGCCTCGTACACGCCGATCGAGTGCGGCCACTTCAGCTCCGGTGTCGGCTCCGCGTCGAGCTGCCCCCACCACGAGGCGCCGGTCCGGACGTACCCGAGCTCGTCCGTCCTCATCGGAACCGGAGTCACCGTCACGTCGCCTCACCCCCCATGCGCGAGCTCTAGGCGGACGAACGGGGAGAGACGACGGGTGGTGACGCCGGGGCGTGCGGGTCAGAAGCCGATCGTCGATAGGTCCGCGGTCTCCGACCGCACCGGGCCGCGCGCTGAGGACGACCTTGCGATGAGTGGCGGGGACGGCGGCGGCTGCGTCGACCGGGACAGGATCTGCAGCGCCTCGGCGGCCCACGTCACTGCGAGCAGCGGGTGCACCGTGCCCGTGCTGATCCTTGACCAGGTCGTCGCCCCGCCGACCTTTCGGGTACCCACCACGGCGAGCGCCTGGGTCAGGATCGCCGGCCCGCGGTGCAGGATCGTCGCCGGCGGGGTCGTCCACGCGTCGTACAGCCCCCCGTACGCGCGGGTGATGTCGCCCGGGCCGAGCTGCAGCAGCCGCACCCTTCCCGGCGGCGCAGGTGGCACGTCGCCCTTCACACCGGCCTGGACCGGCTCGAAGCCGGCGTCCTTCAGGGCGCCGAGGAGCGACCCCGTCGGGCCCCGCAGGTCAGCGGCGGCCGCCAGCGTCGGGTGCCGGCGGACCAGGCGCTTGAGCTCCGGGACGACCCACCGGGTGCCCAACCCCGTCTTCACGACCTCGACGTGGATCCGCCCGTCGGACCGCCACCCCGCCACCGAGATCGACGCGGACTGCCGGTCGTGGCCGACCTCGGGCACGAACACCAGCGGCGTCACCGCCGCCGACCGCTTGTCGATGCTGGAGTCGTAGGCGGTGCGGGGGATCACCCACTCCTCACCGGACTCCCGCGGGTACGTGCCGATCCCGAGCCACTCCCGGCCGAACCGCACCGGGTCCATGATCTGCTGCCGCCGCTGCAGGCTAGCCAGGCGCAGCGTCTTCGGCCCGGGCCGGCCCACGCCCGGGTTGGTCTTCAGGATCGTCGCCGGGTCTGCCGGGTCGTCGTCCTCCGACGCCGCCCACCGGTACAGCAGCAACCCCGGGACACCCTTCGACCCGTCGCGGATCAGGCGGGCCTTGACCGTCGACCGGTGATCCCCCGCCGACCCCGCGTAGATCGTCATCGCGACCGGGTTCGTCTCGGTGAGCGGCGTCAGCGACGCCTCCTCGTCCTCGTCGAGCGCCTGGTCCTCGTCGAAGATGAGCAGGTCCGCTTCCAAAGACCGGCCGACATCGCCACTGCGCGTCTTGTAGACGATCTCCCCGCCGTAGAGGAACTCGAAGCCCTCCTGCCCGTTCGTCTGGCGAGGCGGCTTAGCGAGCTCACGCCGGAAGTCCGGGGTGCTGAGGATCAGGTCCTGCATCTCCTTGAAGGCCTTCAGCGCCGCGTCACCCCGGTGGGTGGTCCACACCACGCTGCGAGCGCGTAGGAGGAACACGAACACCAGCACGACCACATGCAGCGCGACGGTCTTGCCGTTGCGGCGGGACAGCTCGATCTCACCGACCGAGGCGGTCCACAGCCCGTCGTCGTCCATGCCGAGCTGGTCGTGCAAGTACTGCCGCTGCCACGGGTCCAGGTCGATCCCACCGATCGCCGCGACGTCGACAGCGTCGGTGCCCATCGTGTCGACATACCGCGGGACGACCCGGTGCGTCGGGACCTGCGATCCCCGCACCGGCGCCGGGTCGCTCACGCCCCCACCCGCCGGCGCTCACGGCGAGCGCGGACCTCGTCCAGCGGGTTGCTCGGCATCGCCGCGGGCTGGGCGATCCCCCGCGCCGTCGACATCGTCAGGCGCAGCTCCCGAGCTGCTGTGGCCGCCAGGGTCGGGGAGTCCGCGACGTCGACCTGGTGGGCGAGGACCACCGCCGCGGCCGCCAGCGACGCCGGCGCCACGATCGTCGTCAGCTCGTACCGGGTCGCCCGCTCCACCGGCCCCGCGGTGTCGTCCGGCGCGTCGAGGGCGAACCCGGCGGCGCCGGGCTGCGGGCCCGGCGGGTCCTGGTCGCTCACCAGACCCGGGACGGCTGCAGGTTCCGGCGCTCGTTGCCGAGGCGCCCGCCGGCGGCCGTGTTGCACCGACCGCACACGATCCGGTCACCCACGGACGTCGCGTCCACGGCCAGCGGTCGGGAGTGGTCCAGGTGCAGCTCCATCCCCGCCTGCAGGATCCGGCCGCACCCGCCCGCGCACGGCTTGCCGATAGCGGCGGGAAGGAGCTCTGCTCGGCGGGAGCGATGCCTGGCGTCGTAGGCCATGGTCACCTCCCGCGATATTCCGCCCCGGGGGGAGAGAAGATTATGGCGGCGGGGGTTCCGGGACGCCATGATCTTGGATTTTCGGGGGTCACGAGGCGGACACTTCACGCACTCTGACCCTGATCATGTTCACGCCCACCAAGCACGTCAAGCACCACCGTGCTCACGCGGCGTGTCGCGTTCACAGCAGCTGCTCCTGCCCGGGCATGCGAGCAGCGGCTCGGCGGCGGGCCAGCGTGGCACGCCGCGTCCGAGCGTGCTGGTCTCGGTCGTAGTGGAGATGACACGCCTGGCAGAGCGCGAGGAGGTTCTCGTCCCGGATGTCCTCTGGGGTGTGGTTGAGGTGGGCGACAGTGAGGACGACCTGGGCGCCGGTCGTCCACGCCGGGCGGCCGTGCTGGTTGCGGCACCGGCCGTCGCGGGCAAGGTGCGCCTTAGGGCGGCCGCAGCGGCCGTCGCACTCACACCGGCCACCCGAGCGTTTGCGGATCCGACGGGAGATCTCCTTCCAGTTCCGCGGGTACCGGGCCCGTTCCTCACGACGGATCGGCATGTCACCCGGCACCGTCGATCTTGGCGACCTGGACGCGAAGGCCCCGGATCACGCAGTCGAACGCGTTGTCCCACCCGACGTGATGGGCGCTGTGGATCAAGCGGGCGACGTCCGGCGGGACGTCCTCCACGTTGAGGTAGGCGCTGATCGCGTCGCCCGGCCAGTCGGCCTTCGCCCGCTCACAGGCGACGAGGAGCGCCCAAGCGAAGGCCTCGTCACCCGTCACGCCGCCCGGCCCGGCTCGTCGGGAGGGACCTGCGCCAGGGCCGCGGCGAGAGCGCGTCGGCGGGCTGCTGCGCCGGGTTGGCCGGCGCGGGCGTCGGCGTCGACGCGGAGCACGTCGGCCTCGAGGTAGAGGGTCTCGGCGGCGCGGCCGCGGCCGCGGCGGCCGACGGGTCGTAGCCGCCGTTCGGCGACCCACCGGCGCACCGTGGCCTTGGGGCGACCCAGTACGGCCGCGGCCTCGGACGCGGTGAGCAGGCGGCGGGCCGGGTTCCAGCCCTCCGGGACACGATCGGGGTTGGCGGTCATGGGGTCACCCCTTCCTGGGCGACGAGCTGGGCGTAGATGCGGGCGAGAAGCTGGTACCGGTCCTCGGTCCACTGCGCCCGGCAGGTCGCGCACCGGACCTCTTCCCTGCCGTCGTGGCGGACGAGGGACCGGACGTCGCACCGGGGGCAGGGCATCGCGAGGCGGTGGACGAGACGGTCCAGTCCGGCGGCGCGGGCGAGGACCCGGCGCCACCGCAGCGCCGCGGCCCCGGCGACCTCGGCCTCGGCCTGGCCGTCGAGAGCACCGTCGGCTTCGGGGACGCGGGTGTCCCAGGCGAGCAGCGCCGTGCGGCGGTCGACCAGGTAGCGGGTGGCGTCGCGCAGGTGGATCCATCTCAGGCGGGGGCGGGTCGACGGCGGCCGGTACCCGGTGAGGTCGTCGAGGTGCTGCCGCAGCCGTTCCTCGAGCAGGCACCCCCAGTGCGTGACCTCGTCCCTCAGGTCCGACGCCGGCGACGGTGACGGCATCCCGATGCCCGGGGCGCGGCGACCGGCGTCGCCCGCTGGCAGGCGGAGTCGCCCGTGATAGGGCAACCGGTCCAGGTCGTCGACGAGGCCGGCGATCGCCTGCACGATGGAGGCCCCGCACTCCGGGCACCACACCGGCGCCCGCCGCGGGCACGGCGCCCCGGCCGGCAGGTCGGGGTGGCGGCCCGGGCAGCACCCCGGGTCGTGCTCGTGGCGCTCGACCTGCGTCACGCGTCTCCTCCTGTCCAGAACGGGTGATCCCGGTACCGGTCGCGGAAGCGGGGGTCGCAGGCCGCGTGGAACCGCTCCCCGGCGGCCAGGTCCACTTCCGGCAACGGGTACGGGCACCGGGGCTCCGCGCACGGCACGACCGCCGGGGTCTCGTCGAGGTCGTCGTGCTCGCCGTCGCGTTGGGCCATCAGCCGGCGCCCGGTCGCGTTCCCGCACGACGACCGGTGCACCGTGTGGAGCTGCCCGTCGAAGAGACCCCAGTCCCGCTTCGGCACCACCGTGTACAGCCCGGTCGGCCGGGAGTCCGGGCCGAGGATCACGCGGATCCCCCCACCCCGTTCCGGGAGCTCGTTGATCGCCTGCACCCGGCCCGTGCGGACGTGCGCCAGCCACAGCACCGACGCCCGACACCACCGGCACACCCCGTGCACCGACCCCACCGGGGTGGCCACCGACCCTCGCGACACGTGCCGGGACCCGCGGCCTCGGCGACTTCGGGTGCGGGCGGTCATGGGTCACTGCCCGACGGGTCAGGGGGCACACCGGCGTAGTGGTCGGGATCTCGCGGACCGACCCGGAGGTAGGGGGAGGTCGAGCGGGACCGGCGGTCGGTGTCAGGGGGTCCGACAGCAGTGGAGGGCCTGGACGAGGGCTCGGGACCTGGGTCCCGAGCTGGCCCGTCCCCTACCCGTCCCGTCCCGGGAGACCCCAGGTTCTGCGCCGGACCACGGTTCTGGCGCAGATCAGTACCGAGACTTCCGCCAGGTCCTGGGTCGGGATCTGGTCGTTGACCTGGGTCGGGGCCCGTGTCGGGGTCCGGGTCCGATCTGGATCTGATCTGAGTCCGGATCTGAGTCGGATCTGAATCCGGACTTGAATCCGGACTCAGATCGGGCGCAGATCCAGATCCAGATTGACGGTGTTCACGGTTCGCTGTGACCTGCGGTTCTTCCCGTTCCGGGCCCTCAGATGATGCAGCGGCTGTAGCAGTGGCGGGGCGCGCGGCGGCCGCGGCGGCGTCGGTTTCGGTGCCTGCGATGGGCAGCAGGACCATGCCGGCGGCCTCTGGGGTTCGCCGGCCCTTGCGCCGGTTGCACCCGCGGCAGGCGGTGACGAGGTTGGCGTCGCCGTCGGCAACCTCCGGGTCGACGTGGTCGAACGTCCGGCCGTCGTCGGAGCGGCGGTCGGACGGCTTGCACTCCTTGCCGCAGTACCGGCAGCGGTTGGCGTCCCGCTGTGCGACCCGGGTCTTCAGGGCCTGGTCCTTCAGCTCGCGCTTCTTCGCGACGTGGACGTCGTTCTCCGACCGGGACGGGTTCCGGTCGAGGTAGTCGTGGACGAGGAAGTCGTACCCGTCGACCCAGCCGCGGCCATCCATGCAGTCACACCGCTCCGCGTCGTCGCGGCGGTGGAGCAGGGGCGCGCGCCCGTACTGGGCCCGCAGCAGGCGGTCGACGGCCTCCTGCCGGCCGAAGAGCTGGACGATGTCGAGGGTCACGAACCCGTCGGACCGCTCACCAGACACCCACGACAGGACCTGCGTCCACAGGCCGAGGGCCTCGCAGCGCTGCGCCTTCGCGCGCTCCGCCGGGGCCCCCGGATCCGCCAGCCCCCGGATCTTGACGGACATGGCGAGGCGGTCGTCGATCCTGCCCCACGGCATACCGCGCCCTCCCGTCCCACATCGTTCTCACCAGCACGTCCTGCACTTCGATCAGCGTGGGAACGGCAGCGGCGGACTCTCAAGCTGGAAGACCAGGGGCGCTTCGTCGCGCTCCAGGGCGGCGGGTGTCAACACCTCGACCCGGCGAGCGAGACGGTCGATCATGATCAGGCTGCCGCGAGAGCACACGGCGGGGTCGATGCCGTGGACGCGCAGCCAGTTGATCTCTTCAGGTGAGCCGTCGTCGGTGACCAGCAGAATGTCGACGTCGCCGCGGGCCTCGCGTCGACGCTTGACCATGCGCTGCACGTGATCCACGGGCGGCCGGTCGGCGGCCTTCACGAGGCGGTCTTGGTGGTCAGCCGGGCCGTCAGGTCGTCACGCAGAGCGTCGACCGCGCCCGCGCCCGCTCGGACGGCCCAGCCTTGGCACAGCGCCGCGGGGCGGCCGTCGCGGCGGTACGGGACCCCGCGGACGATGGGCGGGTCGTAGTCGTGCTCCTGCCCGGGCTTGTGGGCCACGGCGCCGAATGGGTGTTCCCACCGCAGCGGTGTCTGCATTCCGTCGTGACACCAGAACGGCTGGCCACTGGCGGCGAGCTCCTCTAGACCTCGGGCGTCACCGGCGGCGTGAGGGTCTCCGGTGCGCTCGGGGCTGTCGGGGCGGTACGCGCAGTCCCCGCACGCGCGGGGCATCACCTCGACCGCACCGGCTCTCGGGGTCTCCTGAACGGCGGTGTATACCGGCCGCCAGCACGAGCACCGTTCACCGTCGCTGTCGGCCGCGACGTAGCAGCACGGCTCCTCGCGATCGGGGGCGGGCAGGTCACCGATCCCGCACATCGAGACGATCACGGGTTGAGGGCCTCAGCGTGGTCGCTCGCCCAGTCGGGGTGCTGGGTGCTGATGTGGGCGCGGACGTTGGCGAAGTTCCGCCGGCAGCACGGGCACACACCGGCGGCGATCCGGTTCCGCAGGCGGGTGAGGTGGCCCTTGACGGCGGCCTTGGACCGGCGCTCGTACTCGAGCTCGCGGCGTTCGGCGTTCAGCTGGTCCCGGGTGTGCGTCAGGGTGACCGCGAGACGGTCGGCGCGGGCCTTCTCCCGCTCGGCGTCGGTCTGACCGGTGTAGTGCTGCCGGTGGCCGTTCGGGCAGTAGAACCAGAGGTTGTGGTCGTCGAGGAACCGCCGTCGCAGGCCCTTCGGCATCGCGAAGAGCACCCCGCAGTTGCAGCACTCCTCCGTGACCAGGTCCACGGGGGAGTGCACCGTCCAGTCGCGGCCCAGCGTGTTCGTGATCATCGGGTGCTCCTTCTCGTCGTGCTCTTCCGGGAGTTGGCTTCGATCAGGGAGCCCCGGCAGTCCTGGCAGTGCGCTCGGACGAGCGGGTCGCCAGGACGCGGGACGTCGACGACCTGCCCCCACGTGACGGACCGGCCGCACGCCGTTCGGTGCTCACCGACACCCCACTGCCAGGCCGGCACCCCGGGTTCCCGGTCGGCCGGGCCGAGGACGTCGCACCACACCCGGGACCCCGTCTCCGGGTCCCGGGCAGCCTCCGACGTGGCCATCACGACCGCGGTCACTGGAGGACCCCGCCTCGTGGCTCGCCGTGGCGGGCACGGGCCCGAGCGCGGATCTCGGCAAGGCGCTCGGCCCGCCGCACCGCGAGCCGGCGCGCCCGGGCGCCCGCCGCGGCGGCCCGGCACGACGGGCACGCCCGGTCACCACGGTGCAGACGCCGCTCGCACTCCGGGCACGCGTACCGCAGCAGCACCTCGTGCACCGGCGTCGGGCGGGGCGCGGAGAGAAGCGCGTCCAGGGCCTCCCTGGTCACCCGGCGGCCGCCTCACGGTCGTTGTGGACCAGGTCCTCGACGACGTCCTCGACGTTCGGACCGTCGTCCTCGTCGACGTCGGGGTCGTCGACGGCCGCGGTCGCGGCGAGCGCGTTCAGGCACGCGGCCTGCTCGGCGGTCTCCCATGGGGTGAGCTCGTACCCGCACGCTGCCAGGACGCCCCAGTATTCCACCCACAGGGCCGAGTCGGACGCGGACTGGTGCTGCGGGCTTCCCTCGACCTGCGCCATCAACAGGCACAGCGCCGTGGTCGGCACGGACCGGTTCGACAGGGCGTGCCGGGTGTCGCTGTACGTGGGGTCGTCGTCAATCCCGGGGTCGTCCTCGTCCGGGGTGGCGGGGAAGCCCGGCAGCCCCCGCAGCCACCGGTCGATGTCGTACGGCTCACCGATGCCCGCGAACGTCAGCAGCGGCAGGACCAGCGCGAGGCGGGTGACCTTGTTCGCGGGCCCGGTCAGCCGGCCGTCGCGGGTGTCGGCGACGCCGCCCTCCGCGAGGAGGTCGTGCAACCACGTCCGGCGCACCGCCGCGGCGGTGTCCCGGTCCGCCTGCCACGCGCGACGCTGCTGCTGCTCCACCTCCCACGGCGACGGCGTCGACGACCCACCCGACGCGCCCGAGACGGACCCGGTGGACTGGTGCTGCTCCGGCTTCGCGCACAACCCGGTGACGACCTGCACCCACCCGTCGCCCACCTGCAGCACGGCGACCCGGTCTGGGCACGGCACCCGGTCAGCGTCCGACACACCCGCCGGCAACTGCTCGGGCAGCTCATCCTTCGCGAGGTGCCGGTAGTGCGCGTTCCCGTGGACTCGGGCCGGCGGGACCTCGTCCCACCCCTTCCAGCCCTTCGGAAGGTCCGCGGCACGCATCACCCGCCACCCCGCCGCCTCCAGCTCGGCCGCCCTCGCGTCCGCCGCGGCGATCTCTTCGGCGCGGCGACGGATCCGCTGCACCTCCCACCGCAGATCCGCCGGCGCCTTCCGCGCCAGCTCCGCAGCCTCCTCCGGGTGATCGGCCGCCAGGTCGGCGAGCGCCTCGGCGTCGGCCAGGGACATCTGCCCGGTGTGCAGGAGGTCCTGCGCCGCCGCGGGCAGGGCGCGGAGCTTGAGGCGGCCGCGGACGGTGGACTGGGGGCGGCCGGTGGCCTTCGCGACCTCGGCGACCTTGAGGCCGGCGTCGTCGAGGAGGAGCTGGTAGGCGTCGGCCTCCTCTACTGGGGATAGGTCCGTGCGGTGGACGTTCTCTCCGACCATCGCCGCGACCTGGCTCGCGAGGGACTCGAGGTCGTCCCGGACGACGACGGGGACCTCCGCGAGGCCGGCCTTCTTCGCCGCGCGCAGACGCCGGTGCCCCGCGATCAGGAGGAACTTCGTCTTCCGCCGGGACGTGTCTGGCGCGACCGTCAAGGGCTGAAGGACCCCCTGAGCCTTGATCGACGCGGTGAGCTCGGTGAGATCGCCGACGTCGCGGCGCACGTTGCGGGGGTGCTCGGCGATCTCCGTCACCGGGGCGGAGTAGAACCCGCTCACCGGACACCACCGCCGCCCGCGCGCTGCCGGGCGTCCCGGGTCGCGTGCTCACCCGGGGTATCCCCCGGCAACGGCTTGTTCGCCTGACGGAGCTCCTCGACGCGGGACCGCTCGGCGATCCGGTGGAGGTCCTTCACGAGGACCTGGAGTTCGTCGGCGAGGTGAGACGCCATCATCCGCTGCGACCCCGGCACCCGGACCCGGCGGACCAGGTCTACCGCGGCCTGCGCGGAGGTGATCGCCGCGAGGACCGCGTCACCCGCGGACCAGTCCCCCGGCGAGCCGGGGGCACCGGGGTCCGGTGCGGTGAACGGTTGCCCGGTGACCGGGTCCACCTGGACGGTTGACGCCCGCTGCTTCTCGTAGCGGTTCACGAGATCCAGTGCCGTTGGGTAGCGGTCAGTCATGACGTTGTCCCGTCGTCACCGCGCGGGCCCGACGGCCCGGCGCGTCCCTCTGTGGTGTCGTGCTGGGTGGCGGCGCGGGCCTGCCACGAGTCGATGTCGGCGAGCAGCTGCGCGTGCGCGTCGGCGTCGATCGCCAGTCGGGCGCGGGTCGCCGCGCACACCGTGCGGTGCTCGCGGGCGATGCCGGCGAGGACCTGGATCGTGGTCGTCTGCTCCCCCACGAGGGCGCGGAGGTCCCGCACCGTGGTCGTCAGACCGCGGGTCTTCGCCGCGAGGTCACCGGCGCGGGCCCGCCACCACGCCACGTCAGCGGACTCCTGCCGGTCCCGGACCGCCAGGGCGATCAACGCGCCCGCCGCGGCACCCACCACGGCGGCGACGCCCAGGCCGATCAGCAAGCCCGCCGGTGACACGCTCATCACCTCAGTCATCGAGGCCCCCCCCCCGGTCGGCCGGGCACTTTCACCAGCGCGCGGGTGATTGCGTCCAGGACCGCGGCGGTGTAGTCCTGCCCGTCCGGTCCCACTGCCTTCTCCACCCACACGATCACCGCGGGTTCACGCCGGTCGGCGCGCGGCTCCAGCGGCCGACCGAACTGGATCTCCGCGGAGTGGAACCGCGGCAACCGGGCGGCCATCACAGCCCGTCCCCGTCGTCGTCGAGGTCGCGCTCCGTGTCGTCGAGACCCGACAGGTCGTCGGTCACCGCGAACGGCCCGTACGGGGTGAGCGTCGGGTCGCGCCGGTCGAAGTCGTGCACCACCTGGCCGCTGCCGTCGACGACGACCTCGGTGCCCGGCCCCCGGGTGCGCTTCACGGGGGCGTCGGGAACACCGTCACGCTCGAGCGCGAACAGGGCCGGTTGACGGCCGGTGCGCCGCTGCGCGAGGTCGTCCAGCAGGGACTGCGCCGCCGCCTGCGACGCGTCGTCCGGACACGGCTCGATCCGCTCGACGGCGAGCGTCGCGTACCGGTCCCCGTGATCCAGGTCCTGGGTGATCTTCGCGACGCGGAGCTCGACGACCGCGAGCACCCGAACCTGCGGGTCCTCCAACACACGTTCGCGGACCACGTGCAGGCCGTCGTAGTGGTGCGCGTCG